CCCGACGCTCCAGACGAGGTTGCTGCCGTAGGCGAGCGGAGAGCAATTCGGCGTACCGTAAGGCGTCGCCAACCACCACGGCGTATCTACCTTCGGGATCAGCCGCCAATACTTTCCATACTGACGCAGGGTCAACAGGCCGATTCTGTATTCAACGGTTCCGTATTCGGTCTGTCCGGTTGTGTCCTGCAGGTCGATCTTGAACGGAATAAAAGTATCCAGCGGCGTACCCTTCTCGGTAAACTCTGCCAGACAGTCACCCAGATACTTCATAACATCGCTCCGGCGCAGATCGTTGGGACACTCCGGGTCGTCGCCGTCACGGAACGGCATTTTCGTCCAAATGTCCTTTGCCAGCACCAGACAACCGTGTTCGTCTGCATCCAGCTTCACAAACTTTTTGCCCAGCGCCTTGAAGATGCCGCCATTTTTCACATTGCCCAAAGTTGTGCTTTTCAAAATCTTGCTCATGGTCGTTTCTCCTTCTTATTACTCCTGCTGCTCGGAATCCTTTTCGGCGTTCAAATCATCGAACGTCTGTTCCGGTTCTTCCTGTTCACCGATGTGAGTTTCTGCCAGCATTGCAACCAGTTCTTGCAGCTTTGCTTCTGCGTAGTCCGGCACCGTATATGCCATAACGGCGGCTCGTACCCTCATGCCGTTCTTCACGACATAATAAACCGTTCCGTCGGTTTGTTTTCTCTGGTAATAGCGGATAAAGCCGTTATTCTTAATTTCATCCTCCAGCGGCGCAAGGTGCGACTGACAGATAATGCCGACCATGTGGCGATCCTCGGTCACAAGCGGGATAAGGATTTCTCCACTGCAGTAAATACCGATGCCCAGTTTCTTCACTTCGACTTCATCCTTAATTGTGTCGTCAAGATTGAAACCCTGAAAATCAATTTTGTATGCACAGTCGAAGTCGTTGTAAAACACCTTTTCGATCATGGTATCCTCGCTGATTCCCAGCATAGCGCCCATCTGGTTACGGTTCAGCGGACGCGGGAAACCGGTAGCGCAGTAAATCGCCGACGCAGTTCCAATGTAGAAATCATCACTCTCGTCGTTATGGAAAACATTGCAGACAAGCTGCCGCTTGACCATCTTTGTCAGCCCTGAAAGTTTCATCTTCTGACCACCTCCACGTCCGGTTTTTCCGTTTCCCTAAACCTCGGATAAAAGGTCATTGCGCACATCCGTGCCTCACGGAGTGCTGCATCTGAGCTTTTTGCGTCCAGCTTGTACGGTAGCTGCATCTTGTTTTTCGTGTAGCTGTCAATGCCGAACAGCATGATGCTGAACTTTGCCATTTTCTACTCCCTTCTGCTTAGTTTCTTTCGGCGGGCACTTCCGGGCTTGAACCGGGCGGGGCCTATTCCCTGTGCTCACATAAAAAGGAGCCGCCGCGCCGGGCGGCTCCAAAAGGTCAGTTGATGCCGTTGATAATTGGAATGCTGTTACCGTCGCCAACGTAGGCAGGCAGTTCACCGTTCCAGCGGGATTCCACATCGGTGATTTTGTAATATTCCAGCAGGTTGCTGTTCAGGCTGTCGTTCAAGGCGCGGTTTGCTTCCGCCTTTTTCTCTGCAACGTACAGCTCTGCGTCCGCTGCAACCTTAGACTTTTCCGCTTCCGCATTGGCTGCGATCAGGTCAGCGTCCGCCGTGGCCTGTGCTTCGACACGGCGCTTGTCGGCGTCCGTCTCGGCCTTTTCCTTCTCCTGCTGGGCCTTGACCTTCGCTTCCACCGCATCGGTGAAGGTATCGGTGAAGTCAAAATTGGTTACGCTGATATACTGCAGGTCGATGTTGTACTGTGCCAGCACTTCCCGCAGTTTCGTGTCCATCTGGGAAGCGACTGCATCCCGGTTGGAAATCAGGCTGCTTGCATCGTAATGGGCAACCACGGCTTTCACCGTTTCAAGGACACGGGGAGTAATCAGGGTGTCCTCATACTTTTTGCCGACCTCTTTGTAGATGGTCATTGCATTTGCCTGATTGATCCGGTAGCCAACCGCCACACTGGTGGAGACTTCCTGAATGTCAGAACTGAACGCTGACAAATCCATGCTCATTTCCTGAACACGGTTATCCATCTTCACGATGGACTGCCACGGGGCCTTGAGCACCACACCTGCGTCCTTCGTGCCATCCTCGACTTTGCCAAAGGTCGTGACGATGCCGGTATAGCCGGTAGGGACATAGGACACACAGGAAATGCCGATAAAAATGACAGCCACCACCGCCGGGATGATTGCAGTTCTTTTTGCATCATCCGAGAAAATCAGGATAGCCAGCGCGATCAGTACAAACAGTGCGCCGATAATAAAAAGAATCATGTTTCCTCAACTTTCGCTCATGCGTTTATGTACGGGCGAAAGCTGGATTAAATCGGATCGTGGTAAATAGGGACGCCACTTTGATAATCCCATTACAGGAAGCTCACCTGCCCCTCTGGATTCTTATTTTTCGTTTCGCGCGGCTTGTAGTCCTTTTCTTCGTTCAGGACATCAACCGGATTAAATTCAAACTGCTTGCAGCGGTTCGGGCTGACAATTTTCTTTTTATCCCGGATTTCTTTTCTTGCTTCACAGTAAATTAGATCGTCGTCCTGCAGGGACGCCAGTGAACAATATCTGCAATACTGGGTCATTTCACAGCTCCAATGCGTCGATAATCTCCGCTACCATATCATTTAGAAAAGCAGCAAGCCTACGCAGAAGTGACCTTTTGGGCTGGTTGTCGTTCGGCTTGCGGCTGTCGTTCTCAATTTCAATTCCGACAACATAGTTATTGTCTCCGACAACCGTTTGCTGGATTTGAATTGCATTATTTCCTGCCTTTTGAGACTGCTTCACATCCATACTTCGTCCCTCTCGTATTGATCTTTCAGGGCAAAGTAAGTATCGAAAATGAGCTTGTGCCCCGTCCCGGACGTTTCATGCTCGACCACTTCCCTGACGGGTAAAGTCACCCTTTCGCCAAATCGTCCCTTGAAGATTCTCATTTCAAGCGATCCATCCCGGATGTTTCGCATATATTCAAACCCATACCCATCCTTCTGGGCCTCTGCTGCAACTTCTTCCAGCGCTCTTTTTATCTTCACCGCTCACCCTCCAAGCGTCGGATCAGGGCATTCCCATTTGTAGTCCTTAAATTTGATTCTCTGGTTCGTGACAAGTCTGCCCTCCACGATCTCAATTTCCCTGTTGAACTCCAAACCCATTTCATATCCATACACGCGGAAATCCACATTGTACTTTTTGGACATTTCAATGTAGGGTGTTTCATCAACGTTCCATGCTGCTTTCATGCTTACAACAAGGATCGGCTTTTCATCTTCTCTGTAAGAATCCCCGTAGACCCCCTTTTCAACAAAGTTTCTTTTCGTTCCTTCGATATAAGCGTCCTCGATCGTATCCAAACGCATCTCGCGGGCTTTCGGATCATGTTCAAATACGACAGCGTCATCTACAAGTTCATCTTCGTATGAGCCATCTCTAAACCACTTTGTGAAGTAGCAGTGCAGGCATTCTTCCACCCACCGCTTAATATCTTCCGGCTTTCCGCGGATTTTAAGTTTTCCTTTTACCCAGTTCGCCATAGTTTATTCCTCCTTCAAAACCCATACTCTATGATTTCCACAGCCGTTCCACTTCTCGGCATTCTCGTGAGTGTCCACAGCTACATCAAGGTGTTTTCCCTGAATGGCGGCTCCTTTGTCCTGCACAATGCGGATTCCTACGCCCTCAATGTACAGAACCGTTCCATACGGAAAGATGGACGTGTCCGCTGCCACAGTGACGCCTGCCTGTATAGGCTGGCCGCTGGCCGTAATTCCGTGTCCTTCTCCGCAGATATGTTCGTACTGTTCTGTGCAATATGCCGTGCAGAAAAATGTACCTGCCTCTGTCAGCTCGATTTTCCTGTCCGCTGTTTCATCAAGGCGAATTTGCAGAGAATCAATAACTTCTTCGTCCTCTACAGCCCGGTCAAGCCAGTTCTGGGCACGGCTTGCGTAAATATCCCGCTGGGTCTCAAGGTCTGCAATACGGCCTTTCAGTACGCCGACCTTTGCGCTGTTGACGATCTCAGCCGCGAAGAACAGCACCAGAATTGCTTTCATTTTCCGTGTCATTTCCAAACCACCTTTTTGTTACTGCAATTGGAAATTCTTCAATTTCAGACGCCCACACTGCTGTACCTGCTCCATATGCCGTCTCCCACACAAGCGGGAAACCGCCAATTCCATCAAACAGGCTTCCCAGTGTTGGCTTATCTTTCAGGTATGGCCGCATCTTCTGGGCAATCCAGAACCACTGCGGAAGGTCAATGCTGTTTCCCAGTGCCTTATAGCGCGGCGTATCTGCCGGTTTATGCTTTTTCCCTTTGGTGTCCGTCCATTCCCCGATGTCTGTCCATCCGTCCGGGTATCCCTGCAGGCGCTCACATTCCGTCGGGGTCAATCTTCGGACGATCCAGCGCACGACACGTTCCGCCACAAGGCATTCCCCACCGTTTCCGATATTTCCCGTTTTCGCTTTCAGTGTTGCACTGCTGTCGCTTTCCTTGTATGTAGAGAAAGTCTGCTCGCTATAGGTTTTTCTTTCAGCAACCTGCGGCCCCGCTGTCGTCCCGGTATTCTTGCAACTCAAGGCTGCCGCCTTGCTTCCGGTAACAGCTCCGTTGTACAGATCGACCGCAATAGCCGTATAGTCTGTGACGCGGCTCTCATGATCCCCGGTAATGGTCGGAACTGTCTTACCGTTGCCATTTCCACGAGCGTCAAAGACGATTGGCTGGAAAAGGGTCTGGTCTTGAAGCGTCGAGAGCGTTCCCGTCTTTTCTGTCTGCACCAGTGCGCCTTTCCCGCCTCCTGCACATCCCGAACGGATTTTCAGGGTGTAGGCTGCCTCCCCTGCCACCACTCGATCATGTCCAGCAGGGCAGTTTTGAGTAAATCCGGTAACGCTTTGCCACGTCGGGATGCTCTTGTCAGGATTCCCTGACAGGCCCGTGCGCTCAAAAAGTATCTCTGCGGCACATTGACCTCTAAAATCTGCGACAACTGCGATACGCTTTCTACGCTGGGGCACTCCCCAACGTTCAGCGTTGAGCAACCGCCATGCCAGAGACCAGCCGTTTCCGATGATTGCTCCGGCCTTGCACCATCGCCCCCCCCGCAGGTCGAGGAATTGAAACGTCTGGTTGTGCCGCGTGGGCAAGTTTTTCCAGCACGGTTCTGAAATCTTCTCCGCCGTTTGAGCTGAAAGCTCCGGGAACATTTTCCCAGATAGCGAAAGCTGGATACATTCCATTTGTGGCAACCCTCATTTCTACAATAACTCTTATGGCTTCTGTGAACAGACCGGAATTTTTCCCCTCAAGGCCAGCTCTCAAGCCTGCCATGGACAAATCCTGACAAGGCGAACCAAACGTGATGCAGTCCACGGGTTCAATCTGGTCTCCATGGATTTTAGTAATGTCGCCCAAATGAATCATTCTTCTGCCTCTTTAGATTTAATTGCCATCCACCACAGTGCGGCATGAAGCGCGAAGCCCGGACAAGCCTGAACCGTTACCTGACTTGCCACAACCTTAATCGCTTCTTCGATTTCTTCTTGTTTCGGCATTGTCGCGTGAAGGAATCTCGCCTGTGCAATTTTCTCCAAAATCCTTATTGCATCGACGTAAAGCACTCTTTTTACCTCCTATTGATTTTTTCATAGTTCTTGCACGGGTGGCCGGAATCGAACCGGCTTGCCTACCGATGGGGGATCAGGACGGCGGACAACTTCCTTGCTGCACCCGCATATCAGAACCCACCGCGCAAGAGAGCAGCGCGGCGGGCCGGTCTTGGTCAAGCAGACCTTCCACCTTTGGCTTGGGTGGATCGGACAAGGCATTTCTTCGCTCATGCGGCGTGCACGCCCAAATCGGTTTCCGCACCGTCATGCGGGCGTAGCTTGGCAGAAAGGCAGCGTGGTCTTGCACCAGCTTACACGGGAGAAACGCCGCCATACGGCACCCTCTGCCCCTGTCGGTGCGTCAAATTATGGACAAACGCACCGGCTTCCATGAATACCTGCTGCAAAGCGGCGCGGACGGGGTGTGGCCCCGCTGGCGGTTTCCCCCTGCGTCGTTTCAAGGTTCAGCCCCGCGCCATATAAAAGCCGCCGCGCTGACGCGGTGCGTGGCGGCTCATTCATACCTTAGATGTTTTTGTATCAGCAGCACCCTTGGTTTTTTCGTAACGTTCACAGTTCGTATCATAGCCACTGCACGGTGCACACCGTTTGTGGGTGATCTCGAACGTGTGCCTGCACTGTTCATTTTTGTGCAGGTCTTTTTCGGTGGGACTTCTGTTATGTACCTTCATTTACAGCCTCAGAAAGGAACTTCATCGTAGTGTGTAGCGATCATATCCGCGAAGTGCAGACACAGGGCTTCCGGGTAGCGGTCATAAACAGCACTGAGCGTATCCCAGTCCTGCGACCCGCTGTATGCTCCCATGTGCCAGCGAATCGCCACGATCTCCCGCGCCGTCAGCTTGATGTACTGCTGTGCCATGATGACGCTTCCTTCTCCATGGCCCACCATACCGGCGTCAAAGTATTCGTACTCGCCGTTGCCTTTATCGCGGTACTTGCCCACCTTGCAATAGTCGTGCAGGAGCGCCGCCGCAAGAACTTCATTCCGGTGACACTTCTTGAAAACGTGATTTGTTCTGCACAGCTCCATTGCCGCCTCTGCCACACAAACCGAGTGCTCACACAGACCGCCGGGATGGTTGGAATGGTGCTTAATGCTTGCAGGCTTTTCAAAGAACCCCAAAGCCACCATCTGCTGCCAAAGGTTTTCCGCTCCCGGACGATTAGCAAGGCCGCTCTCCGCCCAGAGAACCTCAAACTTTTCTTTCGGCTTCATGTCCTCATACAGTTTTTCGTTATCCATGGTTCGGCTCCTTCTGTTTCAAAAATTCTGCCCGGCCCTCCGGGTATCTTGTCGGTCTGTCGAAAATCTCCGGGTGCTTTTCGAGCATATCCAAAAGCATTTCCCGCATGGACGCCGCCACAAAGGGCGTAAATTCACTGCTCACACTCCCCCGCCTTTCTGCCTGTATTTCTGGCAGCGGGTTTTGTTTTCGTTCCTCCCGCCATTGGAACCGCCCTGTGTCAGTCCTCCGGTTCAAAGAGCATTGCCACAAAGGCTTTCAGCTTGTTCACTGCAGCTTCTTTTTCGGCTTCCGTCTTGGCCGTCTTTTCAGCCCAGCAGTCCTTGACCATTTCATTGATGATCTCAAACATACTGTCTTTCAGACCTGCCAGATTTTCCTCGTCATCGGCTACCGCCATGAGGACACGGGCCACAATAAGCTCTGCCGCCGTCATCATGCCAACCGAACCGCCGTGAATGCTGACTTCCAGACCATCAGCCGTTCCCACGGCTGTAATTTCCACATTACAGTTCATGCTCTATCCTTCAAAGTCAACCGTTCTGCAGTTTGTTTGCCAGCGCCACAATGAAGTCCTTGAAGCCCGGCTCTGTCTCTGCAAACTGCCGTGCCATGCGGAACCCTACCGTCTCGCCAACAGGAGGCTTTTCCTTCTTCTCTGCCGGAGCCGCCTTTCCCTGCGCTTCCAAATCGTTCTGCACTGCATCAGGAATTTTGTCCTGAATCTTCTTGATAACGTACGGACGAAGCGGTTCGGGAACTTCTGCTACAACGCTGCCCACGATCTGGATCGTCAAATCCAGCAGATCAAGCCCGTTTCCCTTGAACTCGACCGACGCACCGCTGCCCTTGACCTCTCCGTGAATAAATGCGTATGCCATACTCTTTGTCCTTTCTGCTTGCAGGTAAATTTTCGGATATGTGGGTGCGCCCCGGAGTTGACACCGGGCGGCGGGGCTTGACGCTCCCCGCCTGCACTGGCCGCACCATATAAAGGCGGTGTCGGACATACCGCCTGCCCATGCGGGCCGCTCTGGCGTGTTCTTTCAGCCCTTGCCAGATAAGGCTTCATCTCGCCGACGCCGCCGTTCTTCGCACTGACGGCGGATGATCTCTTTTCCCTTGCGAATACGCTCGGTTTCTTCAAATCTCCACCTGCCGTAGGACAGCCCCGCGGCGTCGGCCTGCCGGACATCCAGCATCAGCTTGTCCGGCTTCATCTTTTCGGCCATTTGCTCATACCCTCGTGCTCCTTGTTGTGCTTGTACTCCCCGCCGTGCTATAATTTGAACATATAAAATGGGGAGGGGGTGAATTTATGAAATACTACTTTGTCGATCTTCGCGCACTACCCATATCTGAACGTATAGCAGCTTGTAAGAAAATGGAACAGTACGCATGGGAAGTCTTTGAAAAGGTTGGAACATCCGGCCTTGAATCCGCAGAGGTTTGCTGGACATCGCCAGAGGACTTTGAATCTTCTCCTTGTTTTCCTCAAGGATGCAAATGCACGCTTCTGGGAAACTGATCTTACGTCTTTGTGGCGGCGTGTGTAATAAGCAACGCCGCTGGAAAGTCCGGGTCGTAGTTGAACTCGATCCGGGCTTTTGCTTTATGGTCAACAAACCTCATGAATGCCCCGATGTCCCCCAACTTCTGAAACGCTTCTTCCTTGCGCCATACACCGATCCCGACGCCGTTGCAATGAACTTCTTCCGGCTTGTAGCCGTAATGTTTCAGAACTTCGTCCGGGTCGATTTCATCAAACGTCTTTTTGTTCAGCGCTTCTTCAATGTGTTCAGGTCTCAGCGTCATGCGCTCCGCCCTCCTGCTTGTTGTCTCTCCCCTCCCCGCCGTGCTATAATCAGTCGGAAAGGAGGCGTTATAAATATGTGGGTCTACCATTCTTCTATCGGCCCGTTGTATATCGTCCCAACCGGTGACGGCCTGTTCGGATTTCTGTACAACGGCATTATCTGGGAAGCCTGCCCCACTCCACAGATTGAAGCAGACAATGTATACTGCCGTGCCACCGGCTGCCCCGATGCTTCAAATCTGGAAGAACTCCCTCACGATTTATCGGAGTGGACATACATTTCCAAATAAGTTCCTCTCGCCCGGTTCAATGCTTCTTCGGCATCGTCCGGGCGAACTTTGTTTTTGTGGAACAGCCGCACGATGATCTGCGCCAGTTCTTCGCGTACCTTTTCCCTATACTCCGGTGAAGCCTCTGCCGCTGCCGGGTCATACAAGCGCGGGTACGCTTCCATAAAGGCTTCGCTGTCCAGCAGTTCTTCCATGATCCGCAGGATCAGGCGACGTTTCAGCTCCGGCGTTTTGTTCAGCGCTTCTACAATGTGTTCAGGTTTCAGCGTCATGCGCTTCGCCCTCCTGCTTTTCGGGTTCGTCGCTGCGTGCAAAGAGCTTTTCAATGCTTTCCTCTGCACCCAAAGCCGCCTTGACCTTGATAGCCATTTCCACGCTCAGGTCTGAGCCGCCATTCAGTTTGTAGTACATCGTACTGCGGGAAGTCCCGACTTCTTCCGCCAGTTCTTCTACCGTTTTGCCACTGATACGCAGATACTTTTCAGCCAGCGGATATACCATTGCGCCATCCTCCAATCCTAAGTTTCGTATTTGCGACCACTATAGCACTAGAATTAGTATTTGTCAACCGTTTCAATACTATTTTTAGAAAATTCTTTTTATTTTTCGGATGTTCGGCATTGATTTTTCCTAATTCTAGGACTACAATATAAATAAAGAAGGGAGCCTACACTATGACCAGAGAAGAACTTTTGAAATCCTACATCCTGAAACAATATAGGACTGTAAAAGATTTCTCCGTTGCAATCGGATTGCCTTATACAACCATTGACGGTATCCTTCGCCGTGGTGTAATGAATACTCGCGTCGAAAATATGATCCGCGTATGTCAGTTTCTCGGAATCTCACTGGATGCTCTTGTTGCCGGGCGCATTGAGCCGTATTCTGACAGGCCGTCTTTCTCCATCGACGATGTATCCGCGCTGGAAAAATATCACAACCTTCCTGCGTCCGATAAAGAAACCGTGGACTTCGTTTTGAACCGTCATGCTCAACGCGCAGAAAGCGCAGAAACTACCAAAGTGTAAGCGAATAGAATCCATGATGTTCCCTTGTCAAGCAAGGGAACATCCCGCGTGCTATCCTCTCCTTCCGATAGTTAGGATATCACGCGGGCGCTCATTACTTTTTTGAAGCATTTTCTGAAAGTCCCTCAGTTTATTCCGTTTTGCTTCATTTATTCTTTATTTTCGTAAAATTTGCAAAAAGAAAAAGCCCGCCGGGCCGAAGCCTGACGGGCTATAAATGAAACTGTATTTATATGATCCTGCAGTGATTTATGATTTTTCGTCTCACGCCTTGCGCTTTCGTCTAATCCGCAGGCCAATGAGACGATTACCTGAAAGGACACTCAAGGTATGGCAAAAAGAAAATTCAACAAGGGCGGCGAAGTGCGGCTGGTCGCCTATTACAGATACAGCGGCGGCAGCGGGCAGACCGAGCAGTCCATTGAGGGCCAGCGCCGGGACTGCGAGACCTACGCCCGCCTGCACAACATGACCATTCAGAAAGAATATGTGGATCGCCACATCAGCGGCAAGACCGATGATCGTGCAGCGTTCCAGCAAATGATTACTGACAGCGACAAGGGCGCATTCGATATGGTGATTTGCTGGAAAGCAGACCGCTTCGCCCGGAACCGCTATGATTCTGCCGTGTACAAGAAACGCCTGCGTGACAACGGCGTTGAGATCGTTTATGCCGCAGAATCCAATATCGCCGGTGCGGAAGGTATCATCATTGAGGGCGTGATGGAAGCGCTGGCCGAATACTACTCTGCCGAGCTGGCCGAGAAGATGCGCCGCGGCATGAGAGAAAGTGCCCTCAAGGGGCAGGCCATCAGCCGATGCCGTGCCCTTGGCCTGAAAACGGACGAACACAAACGGTTTGTCATTGATGAAAAGACCGCTCCCACCGTCCGCTTCATCTTTGAGCATTACGCCGCCGGGGAATCCGCCACCTCTATTGTAGATAAGCTCAACGCCAAAGGTCTGCGTACCAGTCAGGGCAACCCCTTCAACAAGAGCAGCATTCCCCGGATCATCCAGAACGAAGCCTATCGCGGCGTGTACGTCAGCAAATCGTATGATGTGCGCATTGAAGGGGCCATTCCGGCCATTATCGACGACGAACTTTGGGAGAGGGCACAAACCATGTTGAAACTGAACCGTCAGCTCAAGGCAAAGAATGAACCGAAAGCGGACTATATCCTGTCCGGCAAGCTCTACTGCTCCTGCGGTTCCCTCATGCGCGGCATGAGCGGCCACAGCGCCACCGGCGAGGTCTACCGCTACTACACCTGTCCCAACAAGAACTGCCACCTGCGGAACATCCCGAAGGACGATCTGGAAGGAAAGGTCATGCAGTCCATCTCGGATCACCTCTTGCAGCCGGAAGCCATGGAAGCGCTGGCCGAAGCTATGGTCGAGGTGCAAAAGGCTGATGCGGAAAAACCAAACGCCGAGCGCGTAGCCATCGAACAGAGCCTTGCCGATGTCCGCCGCCGTAGTAAGAACATTCTGGACGCCATCGAAAACGGCACCGCCAATGCGCAGCTGTGCGCCCGTCTGGACGATCTGAGCGAACAGGAGCGCACTCTGAACTTCCAGCTCTCTGCTCTGGAAAAGGAGAAGCCGGTTGTATTCACCAAAGAACAGTACCTTTTCCTGCTGGAACAGTTCTTGGTGGAGCCGTCCGAGCGCACACCGGAGTATGGTCGCCGTCTTGTTAACACTTTTGTAACAAGTATGGTAGTTAGCGACCGTGAACTGGTTATCAATTTTAATGTTTCGGACGAAACCGTTAACAAAAACAAAAAAATATCCCAGACAAACTTACAAAAAGAAAGTTCGTCTGGGATGCGTCTGGTCCACCTTGCACATCAACAAGCGAACTATTCCCTTTATGCGGCTTCCGGCTACTTTTCACTGGTTGAACACCAATTTTCGGCCCGTTTGTGGCGCACCGCATAATCTGTAATTATTTTGTAATCTTTGCGCAAGCAAAAAATGCCCCGCCAGCAATCCGTCAGGATGCCAGCGGGGCATTGCTTTACTTAGTGGAGATACCTTGCCAATTCAGATGCAACAAAGCCTGCGATCAATGCCGCAATGACCGCCCACCAGAGTTTGTTTCCAAATACTCCGGGGGCTTTTTCCAGCGCGGTCAAGCGGTCGTCCTGCTTCTTGTTCTGTGCCGTCACAACTTCAAGGCTCCGGTTTGTGGTTTCGAGTTGCTGGATGGTCAACTTGATATTGGTGTTCATGCCGTTTACTGCATCGGTCAGCTTCCCCAGCTCGTCCAGCCGGTGGGTGTTGCTCTGTGCACGGTTTTCGACCGCTGTCAGGCGATGTTCCAGTTCCTCGTCAGTCATTACGCTTGTTCTCCCCCACGTTACCGAAATGGGCCACAGTAGTGGTTTCTGCGGATTTCTTTGCCATGTAATCTTCGAGCTTCTTCTTGGTAAAGTCGAACACAAGCTGCACGATCCAATCCAGCGTCCGCTCATTGATTGCCCAGTCCAGCCAGTCCGGGGTGTAGCCGCGCAGCACCGCGATAACGTGCGCTTTCTTCTCTGCGCCTGCACCCGCGCCGAACTTTTCTTCCGCGTTGACGATCCACTTGTACACGGTCTTTGCGACCACAAGGCCGTAACCCAGACGTACCGCCGCCAGCGCCGTGACCACAAGGCCGACCACCATGAAGATGCAGGCCAGCCATTCAGGGAATGCCATCAGAAAAACTTTCAGAATGTTCTCCATACTGTTTTCCTCCTACTTTCAGCTTACCCACCGGCTCTTTGCCGCGCGGGTGTCGATATGTACCCAACCAGCAGGGCGTCCCGCCTTTACAGGATAGCGCCCGATGCCGCCACGATTCGGCAGTAGGGTCTCGGCATAGGCAGCCACAGCTTCAACACCCACGCCCTGCACCCGGATGTCCGCAGCCTTGCCGTAACAATGCTGGCTGTAGGTCGCCCCCTTCACCGCCTTGTTGTGGGCGGCGGTACGGTATGCACTCGTGATCGTCACAGACTTCCCGAAATGATCCCGGATTTTCTGCAGCAGGGTCACAAGCTCATCGTCAATAAAGATCGGGTCACTCCCATCCTTGCAGCGGAACTCCTTCACCGCAAAATTTGCGGAGAGCTTTCTGTTCCCGTCCTTCGCATACGAATAGGCTTTAATCGCCATTGCTACCATCTCCCTTCATGCCCGGATCAGCCCCGCACCCGCGCATGGCACAGTCCACCATGAGCACCCCGAACTCTGCACGCTCGGTGCTCATGTTCTCGCCCTGCGCTTCAAGCCGGGTCAACAGCTTCTCACACAGCTCAGGCCACGTCATAGTCGTCACCGGTGATGCGCTTGTAATCCTCGGCGGTGATCTCGCCCTTGTTTACGCGCTCGGCCAGAACTTTCTTCACGCCTGCACGGCGGGATGCGGGCATCTCTGCCCAAGTCTTAGTGCCTGCAATCAGGCGGTTTGCCCAGATAATGTTCATGGTAATACCTCCTTATTCCTTGTTCAGCGCTGCGTCCAGCTCACACAGCGCGGTTTCGATGTCGGCCAAACGCTTCTCGTTGGCTGCGTCCTGCTCACACAGGGCATCTTCCATTTCAGCCACACGGTCGGGCAACTGTTCGTGCTCCTGCTGCTTCTTGGCTGCGGCTTCCTTCTCCTGCCGGGTGGGCAAATCGTGTTTCGTCCAGTTCAGTGCCATTTTTATACCTCCTTACTGGAATGCGCCGGAGACGGCTTCGATGTAGCCGCCCTCGCCGGATTCGCCGCGCTCCACGCTGACGCGGAAGTTAAACGCCGCGCTGTTGGTGGCGGTCTTATTCTCAAAGACGATGTTCACGCCTTTTTTTACCTCGGTCGTGGCATCCTGCCAGACCGGGGAGCTGTCGAGTGCGTTGTTGGTCACTTCGGCTTTGAACTTCGCATCATCGGGGATGCTGCCGGTCACCTGCAAGACCGCCACGGTGATGTCGCCGTCCACAGCCAGCGGGGTGGTCAGCGTCACGGTGGCGCTGGTAACGCTCTTGGTGAACGTAGCGCTCAGGCTGGTGCTTTCCTTGCCGTCGTTCGCGGTGATCTGGATGGTGTGGCTGCCGTTGAGGATGCGCTGGAAATTTTCGGCGGTACTGCCCTGCCCGAAGGTCAGTGCAGTACCGCTTGCAACGCCGGTTCGGGTGGCGGCGGTCTTGCCGTCCAGCTTTTCGGTGACGGTCAGGGTATCGCCGTCGGCATCGGTAACGGTGTAGCCGAAACCGAAGGGTGCGTTCTTCTCCCCCAGATTCGTGGAGCTGGCGTTGATGGCCGGGGCAGTGTTGGTGCTGACCGTGCCGTCGTCAGAGACCACGAGCGAAGAGGGCAGTACAAAAGCGGGGCGAACACCGTAGGTGTTGCGGCAGCCCCAGTAGTCGTTGGAACCAACAGACCTGACGTACCAGACGTAGCTGCTGCTGTCGGTGTTCGGAGAGCGCAGCCACCATTCGGCAGCGCTGCTGCCGTTGTAGGCGACACGCTTACTTGCGCTGTCAAAGTAGGACAGCTTTGCACCTTCGGTGTTCATGTAGCTTACGCCGCTGAACCCAACCTCCGTGCCAGACAGCAGGAACACCTTGGTCGAAAGGCCGTTTGCGCCGCTCTGAACGCCGCTGTTGGTATACGGAATCTTGACCTGCTTGATAACCGCTCGAATCTGAGAATCAATCAGGTTGTAGAAGGTGCTGTTCAGGTAGGAATGGATGCTGGAATCCTTATAGGAGTTGTTATTGCCGAACGTGCTGGTGGTATAGATGTCCTTCATCACAACCCAGACACCGTTACAGCTTGCATCGTATGCACTGCTGGGCAAGCCCTGATGCACGATGATGAAGTCTTTGGCCGCGCCGTTGACCTTGATCTTGACGATACTGCCAACGGCCTTTGTGCTCAGTTTTACGTTTGCCATTGTTACCTCCTTGCAAAAAATCAGACCCACGGCAAAACGCCAATGGGCCTTGTGTTCTGCGAGACAGTGGCGATCATGGCTTTGTGCTGCTTCTTGTAGATGCAGCAGCATTGCCGGGCGCGTCGCCGGTCTCGTGCGAGTTTATTCGAGTTGATTTTTCGGTGGATAGAAATTGTGCAGTTGAGCAATTTTTCCAGACGATCGGCGTACTGGCGGCGCAGTGCGTAGGTATCGCCGTGTGCCGCATGGGCATCCCACGCAAGGAAGCTGCAAAGGATTTCTTCCTTTGTCGCTTCGCCCGCCGGGTATGCCCTTTCCCAATGCCTGATTTTGGCTTTCATCCGTTGGGCGCTTTCCCGACGCAGTTTTTGAATGACCGCACCGGTTTCGGTCAGGTACGAATGGAAACCGAGAAAATCAATGCCGTTCCTCAATGGGAAGATGGCTGTTTTCTGGTTCAGCTCTAGCCCGTAGCTGTCCATGAGTGCCCGCACATCCTTCAAGATGCACTGCAACTTCTGCTTGTCCGGGCAGATGATATAGAAATCATCCATGTACCGGCCATAGTATTTGATGCGGTACTTTTCTTTGATGATGTGGTCGAACTCGTCAAGGAACATCAGGGCGAAAAGCTGGCTGGTCTGGTAGCCCAGCGGCAGTCCATCTTCCATCACGTCGATATAGATGCAAAGCAGCTCATAGACACGCGGGTCAACACCGCGTTTGTCCAACACCGCCTTGAGCTTCCGTTTGAGTTTCAGGTGGTCAATGCTGGCAAAGAAGTGGCGGACGTCGCCTTTCAGCACCCAGCCGTCAGCGCCGCACCCACTCCGGCGGTAGTAATCCACCATGTGGGTTTTCAGGCGCATCAGGCCGTCGTCCGTACCTTTGTCCTTCTGGCTGGCGAAGCTGTCCCGGATGAAGCTCTTGGTTAAAGCCTCATAGAGGATGTTGTCCACCAGCGCGTGCAGTACCACCTTGTCCACAAATGCCGGTGCGTGTACGATACGCTTCTTCGGCTCGTAGACGTAGAACACTTCAAAGCGGCTCGGCGTGTAGCATATCTGCTGCCGGATGTCCCCGCCCGGCTGCCGTGCACTGCGAACGGCCAGCTTGCAGGACAGTTTTTCGGTGCAGGCCAGAGCGTTGGCCTCATACTGGATTGTTTTGCTCTTACTGCGCTTTCCCTTCCGGGCTTCAAGATACGCATTATAAAGCGTCTCGAAGCTGCACAGTTCTTCGTATGTCAAACTTGACCCTCCGCTGGTTCGCTGCTGCGGTAGCAGGCTGCATCCCCGCAGGGATGGCCCGCCTCAGCGGGATGTATTTATCACTTGCCTGCATCGGCAAGTGACGGGATACGGTTTCCTTTGGCTGTTGCACTGCTTTCGGCAAATGCCTACTCGTCTCGCAGATCAGCCGGAGCGGGGCGAACACCGTAGGTGTTGTTGTAGTTCCAGTTGTCGTTGGAACCATCAGACTTGACGTTCCAGACGTTGTTGCTGTTGTTGGTGTTCGGAGAGCGCAGCCACCATTCGGCAGCGTCAGAATATAAACCGTACCCCTATTGCAAAACAGTTTCCTGTTATGCCGTTTTCTGCTCCTGCTGGGCAAAGACGGCCCGAAGTGCTTTGACAAGCATTTCAAGCCGTTTCTTCTCTGCTTCCTGCCGGAGACTTTCTGCTCTGCCACGTTCGGACTTGAGCCATTTCATGGCAGGGTATTTTACATCCGTGATCTTCTTCGTCCAGATACCGGCTTTCTTTGTGCTGATGATACCGTCCTCTGTGCAGAGGGTCAGATATTCCAGCAGCAGAGAACAGCCGTCCACAACCTCGCCGATCTTTTCAATCCGCTTGTCGTACTCCGTGGCGAAGTTCACGTTGTTGGCCGCATGGGCATCCAGCAGAATCTTCTTGGCCGTTTCCCGGATGTCCCTGCCGTAGAGGTTGAAGGTGCTTTTCGTGAAGCCCTCCTTCTCCCTCGTATCGAGAGCATGGACAGCGGTGGTGCAGACCTGCTTGATTTCCCGGATGTCCTCAAGCGCAGCGGCTTTCTGAAATACTTTTCGGGCATCGCTACGGCTGATGTCATCCGAAACGATGCGGGTCGCCCTCTGTGTATATCTCAGAAGCTCCCGCGCTTTGCTGCCAACCAGAAACGGTTGTTCAGCCATATCAGAACTCCACCCTCGCCTGATCTGCGTTCCACACGCCGGTGACGGTCAGGCCGTCAAGGCTGCCGAACGTGGCAGAAAACGGGTTTTTCGTGACGTTCGTGCCGAACTTCAGCTCAATGGCCTTGATGCTGGCGTTCATAGCTGCCACACTGGCACGGATGTCGCTGTGGGCATTCTCCGCACCGTTGTGAGCGTCCATGGCTGCGCTGATGCGCTGGTCGGTCTCGGCCTTTTTGTAGCCGTCCACTTCCCACCGCTGGCTCTCGGTCAGGTGGCCGTCTGCATCCAGCGTGGCAATGCCGCCCGGAATGCCGATCTGGTCAGTGCGGACAACATCTTCATCCGGCGCCTTGCCGGGGCCTGCGTTAAAAGAACCGTATGCCATTTAGGTTCCCCCTTCCTGTGCATCCGTGTATTTCACGGTGCTTGTAATGTGATACTGTGCAGAAATTTTCTCGGTCGGAGCTTTGGCGGCCCTCAGCCGCAGCTTTCCTTCGAGGCTTTCGGTCGCAATAAAGCCCACCGCACCCGCCACATCGTAAAATTCCGGCAGTACCGTAACATCCACAATGTCGGTAGCCAACAGGCCCGCAATAGGGATGTCACAATAAAAATAGCCGGGGGAAGAATCATCTTCGCCCCAGCCATCGACCGGAATCGTAAAAGACACCGCAGCCGTGACATCCTGCTTTTCGTGCAGGATGTCATCAGTTTCCTCGAATCCGTTTGCAGTTGCTTCGGAAAGGTCTCCGAGTGCGGTGTTGCACTGCTTGATGTGGCTGCAAAGCGCGGCAAGCCCTGTGCCTAAAAGCGTTTTGATCTTCGCTTTTGCCATAGAGCTTACCTCCTCATGTCTTAGTCAGCCAGCAGAGCGGCGATCTCCTCTGCGGAGAAGTCCTCCACGTCCTCGTCGTGCAGAACATTCTCCGGCTCGGCGTACACGACGACTTCCTTGCCGTCGATGTTCACATTGCCGTTGGTGGAGCTGGCGGCAGTCTTGGTTGCGCCCTCAGAGACACCGGCCAGCTTTTCGCCCTCGGCATCGGTCATCAGGCGCTTGCCGGTCTCAGCAGCCACGAAGTCGGCAGGCTTCTTACCGCTGTCGGTCAGATTGCCCTCGCCATCCAGTGCAGCAAAGTTGCCGGTGGTGGCACCGGTGACCTTATCGGCCTTGCCGGAGATGTCCACTTCCTTAGGGGTGGGAACATACAGACCATCATCCTTCAGAATCAGGGCGTTGCCGACAGCAGCGGAAACATTGACCTTGACATCCACCTCATAACCAGCGATGGTAACGGTGGTGGATGCATCCTTGCCGGTGGTCTTTGCGGCGTAGGTATCGACCAGAGCAGCCATGTTCAGGAAAGAGTAGGTGCAGCTGTCGGGGTTCTCACCCTTGACGGCCAGAACCATGACCGGCTTGCCGTCCAGCTTGGGGTCGGTGGCGCCGGGATAGGTGGTGTCGGAGAACTTGAACTTGCCGACGAACGCGGTCTTGGTCTGGTCGAGGAACATCTCGGTCGGGAAGTCCATGGAGAAAGCAGCTGCGCCGGTCATGCCGGTGTTGGTGTAGAAGTTGACGGTGTTACCGGTCACCTTCACGGCCTTAATGGCGGCGTTGGCAGCGGTCTCGACCGGGGTGAAAGCGTCCTTCTTGACGAAGGTCTTCTTGATCTCGGCGGTCAGGTTGCGGATGGTGGTCTTGGTAGAAATCTACTTAGACATAGTAGTGTCCTCCTAAAATTATTTCAGCATATCAACGATTTCCTGCTGCGTTTCTTCCTCGTTCAGCAGGTCTTCGCTCGTCATAACGGTTTCTTTGCGGACAGTCAGCGCGTTTGCGCTGTCAAAGTCAAGGCCTTCGCCAATGCGGACGGCAATAGCGCCGCTCGCGTCACGCTTCAAGCCCTGACCGATGCTTACGCTACCGGTTTCACCCGAACCACCTCCTTTCCCGAACAGGGTTACGGTCGCCTGAATGTCTGCTTCCGGGATGCGCTGAGCGAAAAATCTGATGAAACCATCATGCGTTTCGCACCCGTTCAGGACGCCCGCTTTGGTCGTAGTATAGAAGCTGCCAGGAGATACAACGCCAACGGGTACAAGCTCGCTGGTGCTGTCCGACAGTTCTGCGTCATAAATGCACTGGTAGTAATCCATACCGCCAGCGTTTTCGTAATCATCCTCGCTGCGGGCGGGCTTCCACCCGTCAGCCGCAAGGGTGAGTTCGTAGGAGCCATAGTAGCCGCCTGTTCCGCCGTCCACCTGTTCCTTGATAAGAGCCTTTACCTGTTCTTCGTTCAGGATTTCCCCGGATTCAGACAGGTTCTTCACGGCTGCGCTGACCGCTGCCGTGATGGTAGTCGCATGGGCACTGGCGTCTTTGTTGTGCTTCTCGACCTCTGCCCTGACCATCTTTGCGAGAGCCTGCATCTGCGGGTCTACAGTGATGCTGATATTGGCCTTGTTCGACACAGCAAGCAGCGCCGACAACTCAATTTCAAAATCACCGTTCACTTTTGTAGACGGAACTTCCACGCCGCGCTCATCCTGCATAATGAACAGGAGTGTTTCGGCATCGTCGTTCAGTCTGCCGTAAACGCCCACCTGATGCATGATGTAGGTTTCATCTGCACCGGTGATCTGGATTTTTACCCGCCGGGCCGTCTCACCGCCGCTTTCAACGGTTTCGATGTCCAGCAATTTCAGGTCATGTGTTTCGCCGCTTACCCCGGTTTCCTCCGAAAGGTCTGCGTCTGCCGTGCCGGTGCCGCTCACAGCGCGGGTGATTACCAGCGCACCACCGGAGAGAGATTCCGACAGCAGGGCGGCACCGGCGGCGGTGTAGTTAGATTTTTCCCAACTCACGTTGTCTGTCCTCCAATAACAATGTTTATCGCCGTGTGCGACCGCTCAACAGTGCCCGCCGTAAAGGCTCGTGCTTTCACTGCCTTTGCTTCAACGGCACCGGGCAGCGCCACGGCAACCTGCATTTTCGATCTTCCGACCGCACCGGCAACATACGCCTTTGCGCCAACTTCCCGCGGCTTGATCCTACCGGGGACCTTTACGGTGCAGGATGTCGCCATGCCGCAGGGGACGGCGGCGATGTAGGCGGGCGATCTTTCATGCGGTTCGATGGTGTAGATGATGTGCTCAAGGTGAGCAGTGCAGCGTTTTGTGTAGCCCAGCAGCTTTTCCATTTCTGCTGCGGTGTGATATGTTTCCTGATCGTCGGTGATGTCAACATACAGTTTCCAGAATCCCGGTGTCCCCCCATACGAGAACCATTCCTCAATTCTGGCTTTTTTGTAAATTGTCTCCACCTGTTCACGAACAGCCTTTACCGTTCCTGCATAACGCTGGATTTCAATTGCGGTTCTTACGAGCTTACGCTTCGTCTCAATATCGGCGGCAGAATCGTACCATTCGATTTTGAGATAGATTGCCATTTGATCCAGCATTCCCTCGCTACAGTTATCCACATCCGAGAACGTCATGCCCGTTGCCAGATATTCTAGCATCCGGCCTTGAAGTTCCCCGTATACTGCAGACAGTACCTTTGCCCACGGCTGTTCAGCAACGACCCGCGGCAGTCCATCTGCAATTCTCGCGTCCTGCAGCTTAATCATCCTCGACACCTCCGTAGATGATCGTCGGGGTTCCGCTCAGTTTTGGGATTTGCACTGTTGCTTTTTCCAAATCCGAACCGCCTTCGACTACCATGTAAACCGGTTGTCTAAGCTCTACTCGTTTTACGCCAGCGACACGCAAGCGATAAATCAATTCCATCGGGCTAATGTCTCTCCCGATGGAGCGCTGCCACTGCTGAAATTCCTCAACAGCTTTTGTAACGTTTTCCTGAACAATACTTGCGCCCTTCGCGTTGCCCGCTCCGATATAATAGGTAAAGTCAATTCCGTACTCCACTTCTTCCGGGGCCTTACAGATCACCTGATCTGTCATGGGGCGTCGAGCTTCGTTCATCAGATATGCTTGCATTTCGCTCATATCCTTTTCACTCGGCATCCTTCCGCCCGTCAGCATGAAAAAGATATACACTGTGCAAGGCTGGCTCCGTGGACTGACTGCAATTGCATTTTCCACATCAGAGCGGAAGCTCATTGCCCAATACTCGTAGGCGTCTCGCGGCCCTGCGCAACTATACGTTGTCGGTGACAGCCAAATCCGCCGGGTCAAGCTATCGTCGCTTTCCGCGTCTGCGCCGCCGCTGGATGTATCCACATTCTCCACTGCCGCAACATAAGGAATGGCGTCTACCAGCGTATCGACAACGCCGATTGGAACGTCGTTTCCGCTGGCTCCTACCACCTCGGCTTGCGCCAACACATCAACATAGGTCTCGCCAATGGCAATCTGTGCATAGGCCGCTGTGGCAAAATAAATACCCGCGGCAGTTCTGACGCGGGTTCCCTGTGGAATCATTACAACTGTTTTTTGTTCAGCCGAAAGATTAAATCGGATTGTCACCGTTGCATAGGTTGCTTCATTCCGCTTCACGCCGAACGGAAGCCCCATATTATCCAGCGCTGCACCCGTTGCTGTTTTCAGCAAGGCGCAGCGGGTTCTTTTTTCTGCAACCTGCAGCACCATGTAATACAGCTCAGAAATACTTTTCAGCGTAAGAGTGATTGGGTCAGCACTGTGCAACGGCGGGGTTGTTCCGTTTACCGCTTTGTAATTTCGGGTGTAAATTTCTGTCACCAGATTATTTACATCCTCAAGCGTCATATTATCTGTGACGCTATACTCCGGGATTTCGGCAAATTCAGCGATATTAGACAATGTTTATCACCACCTTCGGTCGAATGTTCCCCTGCTGGCTTCGGCTGGTTTCATAGCTTACTTCCAGCACTTGTGCCCTCGGTTCGTACTTCTTTGTCTTTCGGATGATCTCTGCCGTGAGCTTCGCTTCGGCAGCTTCGGCTGGCAGGCTCAAGCAGTCCATGTTCAGGCCAAACTCCCGGTCAAGTGCCTGTTCACCTTCTCGGCTCCCATAAAGCGTCTTGAGACAGTTATATACATCCCGTTCTTCTGTGCTTTCGGACGGATTGATCTCTACATCAATATCGCCCAGTATCAGCTTTTCCAGCTCACCGCTCATGTGTACTCCTTTAGCGTCAAGGTCAGCTTTCCGCTTGTCAGTCCCCAGAACCGATGTACCGCGCCCCATTCATCCGCTACTTTTTCAAGCATAAACGGATTTTGAGAAACCGGCCTGTTGTTGATTATGAAGTAGTCTACTGCTCCGGCTTCGCACAAATCCATTAGGGCGTCAAAGACCTTTCGCGGATTTACTCCCAGCCTTGAACTAAGCGTAATGTTGAACTGATACTCTCGCAGGCCGGGACTTACATATTCGCTTTTATCTTTTCCGCCGATCACGCTGTGCGTCGCCCAGTTGCTCGACGTACTTCCACTGATGTTGTCCGGCGTAAGAACTCGCCAACTTGATACTGTAAACACCAGTCCAGCAAAGCTACCGATGCTGCCCCATGCCATAAAGAACACCCCCTCACTTTACCGGGACGCCGGTATTCCCCGAAACAGTATACGGGCCAGCTTTTGCCGACCCGTCATGTTCGTGCTTGTGATTCACAAGGCTTACGCCATTGATTTTGCAGTCGCCAGAGCCGCCCGAAATATTCACCGTTGCTCCTGTGATTTTCACCGTCGTTCCGGTAATTTCAATCGTTCCGCTCTGGCAAACCTTGACGGTCGAAGCCCCGACCTTGAAGGTCACGTCCCCACCAACAGTGAAGTCCAGATTTTTACCGATGGTCTCTTTTGCATTCCCGTCGATTTTTTCTTCATAGTCTCCGCTATCTCCATCGTATTGTTCAAAGGCTTTGCCCTTCTTATCGTTGTAGTCATACCGGTAACGTTGTTTCTTTCCACCGACCGGCTTGTTATCCTCATTCCAGAACGTTCCGATGCACGTTCCCATTTCCTGACTATCGGAATTGTGGAGAACGCAAACCATAGCACCGACAACCGGCATCCGGTACAGCGCATTTGAAACCACACAGATTTCATCGGTCACAGAACCGTCCCGATCTTCATATGCAACTTCAATTGTGCCATCCTCGTAATTCACTTTGGACACTGTGCCAATGCGAATGACGCTGCTCATCGTGTCACCCTCCCACTCTGCTTGCTGAGACCTTCGTCACAAAACCGCCGGATTTATTCATGGTGTGCCCTACACTGTCCATGTAATATTTTCCGTCGATTTTCCCATATCCTTCCACGTCAATACACTGCGTCGCGCAATATGTCAGGTTTCCCATAGTCGTAAAGGAAATGGTTGTAGCCGAATGGTTTTTGTTGTCGATAGCCGCCTGCAGCTGCCGTTTTGCGTCCGCTTCACTTGATGCATACTGGTTTAGCTTCAACATCCGGTCTGCCGTTCCGATTGTCACCTTGATATTCACTTTTTTCTTTTGGTTGGAATAAGTGAACTCGCCTCCGGTGTATGTTCCTGCCAGCGTTGTGTTCCAGCTCAACGAGCCGGGCACAATGTCAATCGGTTTTACCGTTGCTACCGAATCCTTTTTCTTGTACTTTTCACGGTCAAAAATCCAGATTTTGTTCCGGTATGTTTTGAGGATCAGCCCGTATGTGCTGCAAATTTTCTGCAAGAAAGAGCTGTCATTATCGTCCTGTTCTTTCAGAGCGACGCTGACATCCTCTGCATCCATCTTGCATTCCAAGCCGTACCGCCCAGCAATGGTTTCTGCAATGCGTTTGATGCTCGTGTTCTTCCAAACCTGCTCTCTGTTTTTTTCATGAAAGCTCGTCCCGTTTGGCCGGGCGACCGCTCCAATCGTCAAAACATCCGGGCAGGCCGAAAAGCTCAGATCATCAACTACCAGCGTTCCACAATCCAAAACGGTTCTATCCCCCTGCACGATCCAGTTTGTCGTGCAGAGGGTCGGGTGCAGCACAGCTTCCTTGTCTGGCATCCACGAATCGATCCACTTGTGATCCATCGCGTTTACCTTAATAGAAAGGCTGTCACTCGAATCCGAACCGCTATCGGTGTATGTGAAGTTTTCCACATCTTTGCGGATGTCGCTTGAAATGTCCTTTCCGTCATATTCAAGCGTCAGGAACGCTTGACGTGGCGTAATCATCCCTCACACCTCACCTTTTCCAAGGCGGCAGACTTTCGTCTGTTTTTGCCTTAACTTCCACTTCCGGCGTGGCAAGCACCACCCCGGAATCAAACTTGTACACCTCGATATACTCCCGGTTGGCAGTCATCAGCACATCGGCTTTCAACTCGTCACCGTAGACAGTTTTTGCAATACCATCCCAAGTGTCACCGCTCTTTGTCGTGTAAGACATCAGGCCACCTCCTTATGCATACCGGGTTCGATTGTTTTCTCGGTTGTATTTGTCCATAAAGGCTTTGAACTTTTCGTACTCGTCCTCCATAATCGAAGCAATCTGCTGGCGGTCTGCATCACCAGTGATTGTGATGTTCGGAGCAAATACAAACTGCGGAGAGCATCCGCCGTTGCCGCCGGGTACAGGTGTATTCTGATATGCGCTCACCGGGATTTCGGACAGCGTGCGCCCGGTATCCCTCGGCGGCAGCACATAAAGCGGCGTTCCTGTGTCTGTAAGGACACCGTCCTGCCAGCTTGAAAGCACCGTGCCGCCGTTGTAGTTTTTGGCTGCTTCGGTCAGTGCAGTGGTTACAGGGCTGTCACTTCCGAGGTACTTGTTCAGCAGAAGCGGAGCAACATCAGCTGCAAGGCTGGTCGCCGCCAGTGCAAGCGAAGCGTCACCAGACATTGAGTTGTTGGCGACCGTCCATAGCATCGACAAAGCGTCGCCGGTGGTTCGGATGCCATTGGAACGCAGTGCGTACTTACCGTATGCTTTGGAGAAATCAATCAGGTTGTCCAGTTTTTCCTTGCTTCCGTCGGTGAAACCGCCGTTTGCAAAATACCGTACACCCGCCGCACGAGTTGCATCCTCGCCAGACACTCCCAGCATCCGGCCTGCACGCACCCAGTTTTCGACGTTGCTATCGTGAACACTAGGCTTGAAGCTGATAACCGCCTCTGTTCCAGCTTCGCCTGCAATGCTGACACCGTGAGTAAAACCGCCGTTCGCAAAGGCAGGCATTGCAACTTCTTTCAGGTTGAAGCCGAATTGTTTTCCACCGAGGGCGGGCACCCAATCAGGCACCGTAAAAGACAATTTGTTCAACGTGCCGATGATTGCATTCGCAACCGTAATCGTCACCGATACAATGCCCTTTATCAACCCGACGATGCCCTGAATAACCGGTTCAATCACCGGCAGTAGTCCGTGGATCACATCGACGACGAGCTTGATTGCGTTTATCAGGGTTGTGCCAACCAGACTGATAATCATGCTTATCAGCGGCGACACTGCGGGGAACAATTCGTTTACAGCGAAGCTCATAATATCAGCCAGCAGCGGCTTAATATGATTCACTCCGAGGTCTACGATCTGTCCAATCAGCCCTTTCACCGATTCGATAATCGGTATCACTGCCCCGAAGGTGGTTCCCAAGTCGTCGATACCGAAAATACTCTTTCCGCTCAAGCTCTGCTGGATGTTTTGCAGGTTTTCCAAAGAGAATGCATTGCTCACCGAATCTCGGACGTTGCCTGCAATATCGTGGATTTTACTCGTAAATCCATCAAACATTGCCAGTCCCTTTTCGCCGAACACGTTCCCGACGATCTGGCGGATGTCCTCAAAGTGATCTCCCAGCAGACTGACCACTGCGATGATTCCACCGATTCCGGTAATCACCGGGCCGAAGGTGCCGAGCAATCCCATAAATGCACCGCCCAATTTACCGGCTATCGGGCCTACCGCCGTGTTGGCTAGGCTCAGTCCAGAACCAAGGAACTTGAACGTGTCCCCTGTTCCTTTCGCAATTCCCCCGCCAACGTTTAAGGCAAATTGTCCAGCTTTAGTAGATGCTGCGCGGCCTGCCAGATTTTTTACGCCGCCAATTGCCGTTCCTGCAATGTTTTTTGCTCCGCCCAGCAATCCTTGTCCAAAGCCCATAGCCTTTTGGCCCATGTTCCCTACAAAGCCGCCAAGTTGTGTACCGGCAACTTTTTGGCCGATCCACTTTCCAACGCCGACCGTGTTCTGAATAAAGTCTGTCCCCGCCAGATTTTTTGCAGACCTTGCAACTCTGGCTCCGTATTGCCCTATCGAACTGTCTTCCAACAATCCGATTATTCCGCCGGAAGCCTGTGCCTGCTGAATGCTGCCAAACAGCGCACTCGTTGCCTTTGCCATCCCAGCAGGTGTCTTTGCTCCAAACAGCTTTTTGCTGTTTTGCATTCCAAGGACGCTACCAAGGATGGTGTTCTGCACTCTCTGCCCGAAGCTAGGATTGCTGCCCGCCGGAACAGCGCTGTTTGCCAGCTGTGTTCCAAGTTTTGCAGCCTGCCACAGATTGCCAGCTTTTCCTGCGCCAGACACGCCCTTCTGTACAAGCCCCACAGGGCTTGCCGCCCCGCTTGCAAACTTCGTCGCGCTGGATACCACCTGCAGGATTTGCGGTGCAAACCGCATTCCTGCCCATGCCGTGCCGATACCCGCGATGGTCGTAGCTACCTTATCGCCATTATTCAGCAGATACTCAATTACCTGCCTTACACGTTCTGCAATATCCGGCAGAGCGGCGCGGAGGTCATTCAGCTTTTCGATGCCAAACCCGGCTACATCTTTCAGCACCGGAAGGAAATTGTTTCCAACCTCAATGCGGACGGCCCGCCATGCGCTCCCAAGCATCGTCAATACAGATTCAGAGGTTTCGCATTTCAGCATAAACTCTTTATACATACTGCCGTTATACTTAGAAGCATCGCCTACGTCGTCCAGCGTTTTCACAAACAAGTCAAGATTGCCGGTTAGTTTTGCGCCACTCTCAATGGCCCACTGACCGAGCAGAGTTTTCAGATAACCCACTTGCTTGTCTTTCGGCTGAGTACCGATAGCGGTAAACAAACTTTTCAATGCTGCCGGGGCGTCTTTTTGCATATCCTTTGCAAACTGTTCCGCAGTAAATCCCAGCTGTTCAAAAGCCGCAGACTGTGCATCTGTAGCTTTTGAACCCATAGAAAGGTTCGTATACATCCGGCGGATGGATGTTGCCACTTTACCAGAATCAACGCCCATTGCCAGCAGTGCTGTAGAAAGCGCTGCCGTGCTCTGAACATCCATGCCAGCGATTTGACCCAGAGAGCCGGTGTCGTTTACGGTCTGGGCAATTTCAGCGGCGGTCGTTGCGTAGTGGGCACCCAGATAGTTAATCTGGTCTGCCAGCTCCATGACCTGATCGTGGTTCATGTTGAATGCAACTTCCCACTTTGCTGCCCAGTCGCCTGCCTGATCCGCAGAAATATCCATGGCCGTGCCCATTTCGGCAACGTCCTTTAGAAACCCGCCGCTTATTAGGTCATCCATGCTCTTTCCGGACTGACCAGCCGCAGCTGCCAGACGTGTCAGCTCTTTGGCGGTGTACGGAATTTGTGTGCTCAAGTCAAGAATATCTTTCGACATTTCCGCATAAGCGTCCGTTTTGACCTTTCCGTTCGCGTCCGTCAGACCGCCAACGTACTTCGTCACATCAAGCATTTCGCTTTCAAATGCAACTGCTTCTTTTGTTGCATCTACCAGCCCCGCTGTAATGCCGCTGGCTATGCCCACCGTTACTTTTGCGATATTCGCTGCCAGTTTCGATGCGCCGTTCGCCATACTGCTGAGCTGAGTATTCGCAGACTTTACAGCCTGCGTCAGCGAGTTATCAACGTGACCGCCGATCAAAATAGAAAGCTCTAGGGTTTGATTTTTTGCCACTCCTCCGCCACCTCCTCGTTGATTTCCACCAGCTCACGCACGGGCAGATTCAGGTAGAAATCTGCACTCGTGTGTGTAGCCGTGGCGAGGGCTATCGCCGCCTTTCTGATGGTTTTGTATCCGCCCTTTAGGCGAAAAAATCCTTGTGGTTCACCCCTGCGCGAAGCTGTACAGCCTCCGCCAGCGGCAGGCCGAGGAAGAATGCCACATCCTTACCGGTGGCCATAGATGCGATCAGGCAGCAGTAATAGTAGTTCAGGGTCTTTTCCGCTGCGCGAATATCTTCTTCCTCCATGCGGTTTTCCGCCTGACGGACGTTCATGCCGGTAAGGTTCGCCACGCCTGACAGGTCAACTTCGGTGTATTTTTTGCCCTTGTAGGTGTAGGGCTTGCCGAACTTCATGATGTGGCTGTGCTCGTCCTCGTCGCCATCTTCCTCTGCGGCGGCGCTACGGAGCGACGCCTGAACAGTCTGGCGAACCTTCTTGCTTGCGCCGATGGGAAGCAGCTGGAAAAACTCGATGGGGAGCTTCGTTGCGGCAGCGGCCAGAGCGTCGGTGTATGCAGTCGCAGTTTCAGGGGTAATCATCACGGCCATTTCGCCCTCGTTGTACAGTTTCTTGATGATGAGCACCGCATCCTTGATGGTCAGATCATCCAGACCGGACAGGTCGATCTCGGTATACTCCTTATCATCAAACTTGTACGGGCGGGCCAACTCGATCAGCTTCGGGTTCTTCTTAACCTCAGCGGTCTTGTCCTGTTCTGCGACGGAAGAAACATTCTTTTCCATGGTGGTTTTCCTTTCTGTTCAGATATAAAAATTGACCGCCCCGGTCTTTCGGGGCGGTCGCTTCATTTCTTTGGCGTTAGATCAGCGCGGTAACGTCTGCCAGCATATCCTCGCCCTGAACGCGGTATACGCCGTTCAGCTTGTCGATGGCAATGATTTCCTCGCCGTCGTTCTCGATCATGATGTAGGTCAGTTCCAGCTTAACCTTGGCTTCCATGCCCTCGCCCGCCTTGATCTTGCCGGGAGTAAACTCCTTGACGCGGCCAACCTCAACGATGCGCAGGCCCTTATAGGCATAGCCGAGGCTCTTATCCACCGCCTGCTGTGCAACGCGGAAGGTAAGGTTCACCTGACGCTTCGGAGAAAGGACGTTGACAAAGCTCGAATATACGAGGTTGAAGGAAACTTCCTGCTCGATGGATTCAAACTGGCCGATGTTCGGTGCGGAAATCTTACCGAGGATACCAGCGCCGGAAACGTCGATAGTCTCCGAGGTGATCTGCGGCAGAGTGATTTCCGGTGCAGTGCCAATTGCTTTCACGCCGTCAATGTAAACGTTGAAGCTGTTGACGATTTCCGGGGTCAGATTCGTGTCCAGTGCCATTATTTATTCCTCCTTTCTGGGTTAGCCCGCCAGCGCGGTAGAAATCGCGTTGGGATCAAACTCCACAATTTCCTCGATGTCCTCCGCCGGATTAAACGGAGACATATACTTGTGGAACTTCACCGTGCCATTCAGCAGATCGGTCGTGGGGTTTTCGGATTCGATGTACTGCAGCTCATAGCGGGCGCAAATGCCACGGCTGACAAAGCTGTTGCCGCGCACGTTCTCGCTGTCAACCAGAGCCTCGATCAGGCGCTTGTTCAGCGGGTCGCTGACCTTCTGGAAATAGGTCTGGATGAAGGTGTTATCATCCCAGCAGAAGAACCTGCGGACGCTGAACCAGCGATCCTTCGGGTCAGTGTTGCCGGGATAACAGGCAGTGTTGTTGCCCCACAGACGGAAGCCGTTCATGTTCAGCCACGTTGCAACGCCGAAGGAGTTGACCACATTGGCCTGCTCCTGATCCAGCAGAACTTCCGTTCCATCTTTCAGGCAGGCAGCAGAAATAGAGATAGGCTTGTTATCCGGGCTTACGTTGGGAATATCGCCGTTGTTCGCATCGGTCGCCACGGTCGCCGCAGCAGCCATTGCCGAACCCGCATAGATCACGTCGCCAACCTTTGCGTACAGCCACACAGCGTAGCAATTCGCACTGGTCACAGCCTGCTTTTCCTTCTGACGCTTCACGTCGTCATACTTGGTTGCACCGGCAGTAGAGCTGTCGATGTCCACGATGCACACGCAGTTGAAAACACCGTTGATGTGGCTTGTCTTTGCCTGCAGGCCAGCCGACACCAGTGCATTCTCCGACCAGCCCGGAGCAAGCAGAATGCCGGGGGTCATGTTCAGCTTCGGGAAAATCTGGCGAATGACTTCCATGCCGCTCTCAACACCATCTGCAGTAACCGCACCAACGATGTCTGCCGGGGTAACAGCAGTCGGGTCGATCTGGACACCGCTCACAGTCAGGCTCGTTGCGCTGTCGCCAGCACCGCCGGGGATCACCACGATGTTCACATAACCGTTATCGTCAAATGCTGCGGTGTAGTCCGTACCAGCCGCCAGCGGAGTTTCCTCTGCCTTAACGGTCAGCTTGTCCAGCAGGATGTCCTTTTCCTCCACCACTGCAACGCCGTCATTGACCTGCACAGTTTTTTCCGGCAGATTTTTCTTGTGCTTGTTGGGATCAAGCACGTTAATCAGGATCATCGGCGACACGCCGACGACCTTGAAACTTGCGCCCATGCTCTGGCAGACGGTGTACTTCTCATAATCATCGTCGTAACCCACTGCGGCAGTTGCGCCTGCCAGCGTATTTGCCAGCATGGGGGTATTCGTGCAGTGATACGGATCACTTGCGCGGTTGATCGGCGCAGTGCCGATAACGACCTGCAGGCCAGCAGTTGCCGTCACGGGTGCCACGATACTGGTTCCCTGCTCGGCAACATAAACGCCATGCTTGTATGCCATGTTCTCTCCCTCCTTAGTTCAGTGCCGCTTTCACTGCGGCAAAAAGAATACCCGCGCTGCTCTTGGGGTTCTCAAGAGCCACGCGAGTATCTTTGAATTTATCAAGAGGCACCAGCAGGCCCCTTGCCATCGGTACGGCATCAAGGAAACGGTTCACCGCATCCGGCACCGCCTTACTGTCATGGTACACCGTGTACTGCTTCACCGTGTTTTTTACCGTCGGGCCGCAGTAAACCATCGGCCCATCCTTCTTGACCGGAGTTTCGGTCGCAGCCGCCTTTTCGGTCTGAGTATTTTTTGCATTGCTCATATAAGTTCCTCGATTTCCGGGTTGTTTTCGCTGCTCATGCTCGGACAAGTAACATCCATCTGCACCGTAGCGAAGTAATACGGGCTTGTATCGTCCTGTTGAATTGCGCAGTCAATGGGAAGCAACACGTTGAAATAATCGCCAAAGATGTTGTAGACGCGGAAATGCTGTCCAATATCCTGCATGATGTTGTACAAATCCAGAACGGCGGGAGCTTTTTTATCCCGCACACCTTCCTCTTTGTTGCGAATAGGTGTCTGATATGTGCAAATAATCAGGCTCATGTCCACCATTTCAGGTTCTTCCATCTTATCAATGCTCCAACCTGCTGCCTTGACCAGAATAAACGGAGCCGCTGCAGCCACCGTATCCACATCCTCGTCATTGCCGAAGTCGGTCGGAAATTCAAAATCGAAAATGTTGAGCGGCTTATTTTTGCCTTGACCACTGAATGTCTTTCCTGCAAAGAGCTTGTCCAGTTCTTCATGCAGCTTTTTCACAGCGTCAACCGGTGTGTAATTACTCGCTCTCACTTTGTTTTCCTCCCGGCCTGCGTCAGAATTTTGGATACTTCATGCTGCAGCCGTTCCTGCAAGATAATCTCGCTGTCCGGCTCGACTTCCTCTCTCCATACGGTGCTATGCATCGCACTGGCAGACGGGCTGGACATGGTGTAGAGTTTTTCTACGACGCCATTCTTACTGCGCCATCTGGTCGATTTCGGATTTGCCGCCGGACGACCAATCAACCTCTGCACCATGCCGACGTGCCCACTGTCAAACTTCACAAGAAAGCCCTTGCTTGCCTGTCCCAGCGCCGTATGTCCGCCGGTCAATGCTTCCATCGGCGATTTTTTCAAAACACGCGATGTGTGGAACTCCGGCGACAACACCCAGTCCCTTCCCATATGCGGAACAGACGGGTTCGACTGGAAGTCGCCCAGATCATTTCTCCGGCTGGAAATAAAAATCTCCGCCGTCGGGTTCTGCGTTGTCGCCCTGTTGCGAACTTTCAGCGCATTCAGGTGACGACGGCCAGCAGAATTGACAGCATACCGAAGCCGCGCTTGCCGGATCATCATGTTTTTGGCTCTCGTCGCAGTCTGGTTGACAGCGTTTTTCATGGCCCGCGGGGCCTTATCCCGCATATCTCCCAGTGCACGTTCCACTTCACCGATGTTCGGCACCTGCACATCATAGATTGCCTTTGCCATTACTGCCGCACCCTCTCCAACGTGACCAGATACAGTCCATGCTCATTTTGACAGCTTTTTATCGTGTAGCTGATTCGGTCGTACTCCATCGGCTTTCCAATCTTTGGAGCAGGGCCATAGTCAGCCGCCCGGATAAAGAACTGCTTTTGCGAGATGTACAAGCCTTGGTCAAAGTTTTGCTTGGCACCGGCTTCCCAGTGTGACTTGCGCTCTTTCAGTCCGGTTTCATACGGCACCACATCAAACGTTTCTCCGTCGATGGTATGCTGTTCTACAAACTCCTGAAAAAACACATCGTCAATATCAGCCATTGCCATTTCCAAAAAGTCGGTCATGGTAATACCTGCTTACTCTGCTGCAGTCTTGCGGCCTTTTCTGCCGGGCTTTTCCTCGGCTTCGGATGCTTCTTTCTGCGTTTCCACATCGTTGCTGTCGGCGTCAGCCTGCTCCACAATGGCCTTAGTTTCCGCATCCAGTTCCGCTTCAGCGGCAACGCCCAATTTCACAAGGCGTTCCGCCTCTGCATCATCAACGCAAACGACCTCGCCCGCCAGAATCAGCTTCGTGGGTGCACCAGCTTTCGCCCGGAAGCCATAGCCGCCGGAAATGATCTGAACGACCTTCATATTCCTGCTCCTTTCTCTTAGCCCACAACGTCAGCTGCATAGATGTAGGGGCAGTAGGTCTTGGGTGCGGCCAGAGGACGGCAGCCCAGACGGAGCTTGCGGGTATCCTTGTCCTGATCCACAACCAGCTTTGCAACACGCTTTGCGGCATAGGTCGTGTAGTCGGTCTTGCCGTAGTCCATCTGAGTAATGGAGCCGTACATCATATGGCCGCAGTCCGGCGCAGTCACCATAGCTGCCGTAGCCGGGAAGTATCTGGCGCTCTTGCCGGTCTCGTCCTCATAGGTTTCGTCCACGCTGAACACGTTCAGCATGAAACCGCCGAAGTTTAGCGTACCCATAAACACAACGCCGTCGTACTGGGTGAGCTGCTGGCGAATCTCGCCTACGATGATGCCGCTGTTCTTATCGAGCAGCTGGCGGGTTCTTTCGTCAGTCAGGATGTAGTCGGCCACATCAGTGCCGAGAATCAGGTCTTTTGCAGGCAGACCACGAGCAGACAGCATACGGCACATGGCCTTAACGTCGCCCCAGAAGTCACCACCGTTCTCGTTCCACTTCTTGGAAGCGGTATAGGTATGATCGCTGGTGCCGTCGTAGAACTTCACAACCAGAGAATCGCCCTTGGTTGCACCGTCGATGTACTCCTGCATAACGCAGCCGTTGCCGATCATGGTTTCCGCCGCCATCCATTCCTCGCGGCGGGCAATGCGGTTTTCCATGTCGTTCATGTCGTCTGCCAGCAGGCGGGCGGCACGCTGTGCTTCATCCATGCCCGGATACAGAGCCTCACCGAAGCCACGCTTAGTCAGCTCGTCGAGGGTCAGCAGACGAGACGGGGCGATATAGGCGGGCTTATAGGAATGCACCTCATAGCTCCGGCGACCAATGGGAATGTCGCCCGCTTTCTGATCCACGAATGCCGCCAGCTTACGGTCGCCGCTACGGTACTCGGTCAGAACTTCGTTTGCCTTGAAGATGTCGCCCGCCCCGGTGGGGAAATAGCGATCCTTGAAAAAGCTGACCTTCGGGACAATTTCCTCGGAAATTGCCTGAAGGATAACATTGTCAAAGAAGTTAATCAGAATTGCCATTGAAACGTCCTCCTGTTACATTTCGACCACAGGCAGCAGAACAATGTCCCGCATCCGCAGTGCGTCTTTGTCTGCCTCGGTCATGGTGTAGCTGTCCTTGACGGTCAGCTTGTCCGGGTTGAAACAGCCTGCCAGATAGACTGCAACGGTTTCATCCGTGCTGGCCTTCATAGTCACATCCTCAATCAGGATGCAGTCAGCGGCCAGAGTATCGCCGCCGGACGCCTCAGTTCCCAGAATGTACAGCTTTCCATCCTTTGCGCTCTTGGCAAACACCGTGCCACGCACAAAGGTGGTTGCTGCTTCCGGGCCAGCGATTACGCCGGGGCCGACGCGCTTTTTCGGGTTCACGCCTGCGATCAGGCCGTCGTACTCAACCTCGCCCAGCTTTTCACTCAGCATTTTTTCAGCCATCGTTTAGTCCTCCTTCTTCGGGTGGAACAGGTTCTTGACCATTGCACGCTTTTCGGCGTCGGTCTGGTTCTTGTTCTTCGTGCCAGTGCCGGAGACCCCGTCCGGGGCAGCACCGCCAACGCTGTTTGCGCCGCTGGTATCTGCATCATCTTCGGTATCATCCAGCAGTTTGTGGCCCTTCTTCTTTGCATCCAGCGCCGCACGGTAAGCAAGCTGCTCCGCAGAACAAGCCTTGTCACCATACTTTGCCTCGGCCACCAGATCGGACGGGACTGCATCCGCAATCTCGTCAATGGCAGCCAAACGATCACGCTCCTGCTTCTGTGCCTCCGCATGGGCTTCGTCCACAATCTCTTTCACCAGATCAGGACAGCCGTTGCGCAGTTCATCTGCGTTCTTGAACTCCATGTCGTTACCTCCATCGTTCTTGTCCGGCTTTCCTGCCGGGTCAGTGTTATTTACAAAACCCTCAGTCGTTGCAGGGGCCACCACGGCGCGGTTTCGTACAAATTCAGGGGCATCATCAAATGTGCCCGGAACGGCAATGCTGTTGACAAACAGCGCACCATTCCTGTTTTCGATTTTTGCAGTCTGGTTGCTTTCCGTGATTTCGTCGATGAAGCCATTTTCTTTTGCTTCTGCCGCCGTCCACCACGATGTAGCGTCCATCCACGCCGCCACTTCTTCGACGGTGTGTCCTGTCTTTTTCGCATACTGGTTCAAGACATTGGTGCGCATCACGGTCAGTGCATCCATGAGCTGCTTCAAGCCCTCCATGTCCACAAACCCGTTCGGGTTTACCTTGATGGGGTGGATCATGTAGGTTGCATCCTCTGCCGCCTTGACCACTTTGCAATGGCTGGCGACGATGGTCGCCGCGCTGGCACAGATACCTTCGATTTGCGCTGTCACCGTACCAAGCCTGTTTTCCAACATTGCGCCAATGGCTTGTGCGGCCCAGACATCCCCGCCGCCGCTGCAAATACGGACAGTCAGGTCATCCATAGCCGGAATCGTCGCAAGGTCTGCGGCGAACGCCTGCGGGGTCACTTCATCACCCCACCAGCTCGTACGGCTAATATCACCGTAAAGCAGAAGTTCCGCCGTGCCGCCGGTCTCGGCTGCATTGCGGAACTCCCAAAACTTCTTGTTACTCGGACTTGCCGGGGTCGCCGCCGCTCCGTTGAGGAACAGCGGTTTGCTGTTGCACTTGTGCTCCCGCAATTTCGTCCACCTCCCGTTTCAGTGCGGCTTCGGCTTTCCGCTGCCGCATATTTGCCTCATAGCTTCCGCCCGTCATCTGAGCGGTTTCCTGTGCCGCCGTGGAGAATCCGCTGTTCACCCGCATCTGGGCTGCTTCGGCTTCATCCTTGGGGTTCAGGTTTGTTCTTGCCGGGCCATTCCAGTTGCAGTTCATGTAGGCCGCTGCAACCGCCGGGTTTGTCAGGAAGCCCGGCGCTTTGATCCGTCCCTTGCACACGGCTTCCCGGAACCATGCCTCATAGACCGGCTGGCAGAAAGAATCCGCGAACCAGTCTCGGTGCATTCCCGTGGTTCTCCAAAATTCATTCAAAGCGCCGCGGGCTGCAGAATAGCTGGTGCTGAACTGCTTGTACAGCACCTCAGACGGAATTTCCAACGCCGCCGCCATCTGCTTTACAATGGCGTTCATGAACGCTTCAAACCCGGTCGTTGGGTGCTTCGGGTCTGCGAACTGCACTTCCTCTCCGGGGTTCAGGTCGATAAACGCGCCCGGTGCCAGCTCCACACTGGTCTTATCAGGCGTATCTACCTGCACATCCGGGGGAAGCATTTCGCCAAACGGCACCTCGTCAGATTGATCCGACTTCTTGATAAACACTGTGAACATCGCGGAGATCACCGCGGCTGTCAGCTCTGCGTCCGTAAAACGCCCAAGCTGTTTCAGGCTTTCCAGCACCGGTGCCAGCAGTGGTACGCCGCGCAGCTGACCGGCACGTTCGCGCTGCATCAGACAGAGAACATTCTGCCGCCCGGTCTTTTTGCCGTAGGCTTCCACTCTTGTCCAGTGCGAGGCCGTCAATCCCGTCACGCTGGTAGACGCCAGCGGGTGCCGGTCGCAAACCCAGTACGCAATGACCATGCCGTCTGCATCGGTTTCAACACCTTGCACGATCTTTTCAACATGATGCTCGTTAATGTCCGTCGGCGAAAGGATGTCCATAAACGCAGGAGAACAAATGCGGTCAGCTTCGATGATCCGCACACGCAGGTCATACGGTACACCGGGCGTCTTTTTGTTCTGCAGGACTGCCCATGAATCACCATTCAGCAGAAATCCCGTAAATGCCAACTGCTGCAACATATAGAAATTGTCGATGCGGTCTGCATCACAGGTCGGCTTATTGGCCCACAGAGCAAATTCTCTTGCGATTTGTTCATTGATTTTCTGGGCTTCCTCGTCTGAAATACCCAAAAATGCGTTGTCGATCTGCGGTGTCGGTGTCAGACCGCCGCACACTACATTGGTGCGCATGGTCTTGATGGCACCGGTTGCCAGCGGGACGCCCATATAAGCGTCCCTGCTCCGCTCTCTCAGGACGCGAAGATTATCTTCGATGTCCTCTTTCGGGCTTCCACCGTGCCACATCCAGCCCCGCATAGATTTCTTGTGCAGACTTGCGCCATAGTTGGAATATCCCGAATTGATTGCCCGTATTGCCGTCTGTGCGGCAACACGTTTTACTGCCCGCTCCGGGGCAATCGCCGTGAGCAGGGTATCGAAGAATCCCATCTTCTACTCTCCTTACAGGTCACGCGGCACAAAATGCCCCATCCGGTTCCGTCCCTTTCTCTGCTGAGAAAGTTCCGTCACCTTGTTCGACCAATAATCAATCCGCTTTCCAATCTGCGTCAGGTCTGCGTAGGTCAATGACCTGTTGCCGATCTGGTAGCTTTGCCCGTGTGTCACCTTTTCCTCGGCGGCAATCCAAAGGTCAAGCTGTTTCTGTGCCGTTTCCAGCGTAATTCCTGCCATTTAGATACCTCCCGAAAGCTGACGACGGCCCCGTGATTTCTTGACCGGCTGGGCAGGCGTTCCGTCTGCATCCGGTTTTTTCAGCACAGGGCGAGAAATAGCAAGAGCCGCGGTTGCGTAATTGCGCAAATCCAGCGGCTCGTTTCGTTTATGCTCTTTATCTTTGATTTCCCAGTATTCTTTCAAATGACCCTTGACGAACCGCACCACTTTCTTCTCAGCTGTTAGGCCCTTGAAGTATTCTTCGGTGTAGCCTGCTTCCTCATTTGACGGGAAGTGGCAGTAGTTCGGGCCGGGCGTCTTGACTTCCAAACGCTGATAGATGGTCGTTTTGCCCGCATCAACGCCCAGAATGAACAGGTCTGCCCGAACACGATTGTTCTTGGACGGGTTGCGGATAAACGGCACTCCTGCGCCGCCCATGCCCTTAATGGCAAAGATGCGCCGGTTGAGCCGTTCCTTTGCAAACCGGTAAACTTCATCGGTGTGGTGTCCACCGGAATCAATGCAGGTCGCCAACAGCGGGTATGCCGTTCCGTCTGCCTTGTGCCATGTCCGAAGTAGAAAGTTGTCCAGATCGTCCCATACCTGATCCGAAAGCATATCGCCGAAGATTTTCTGGTAGCGAACGCCCCAGCTCTCTGTGCCCTCGCCCCAGCCGACCACTTCAACTTCAAAGCGATCATCCTGCACGTCAACACCAGCAGTGAGGTACAGAACATCATCCGGCACCTCTGCGGCGTAGATTTCGCGGCGGTTGAACAGCTCGATGTCCTCCAACTGAATGCCGCGTTCCTCCCACGTCTCGCCCAACTCTGTGTTCACCCAGACCTTCATTTGTTCCGGGTTGCCATGATCGAGGGCAATTTTCGCTTCGATGAACTTCGTCACGATCTCTTTCCAGCCAACAAAGGTTGAAGCCAGCGTGTTCAGGTGGAAGCCTCTGGATTCTGCACCGGGATTGGCGGCAACATACTTACCGTATTTCCCCTGCTCTTTCCAGCGGTATTCATTTGATACACAGCCGCATTCCCTGCAGACATATCCAATTCCCTTGTCGAGGTCGTCTTTGTCGAACTTGACATTCTCCCAAAGGAACGGCTGGTATGCCCCACATTCCGGGCAAGGCACGTTCCATTCTTCTTGTGTAGAAAGTAGGTAGGCGTCCTCAATGCGGCTGTCTCCCTTGATGGTGGGCGTGCTGACCATGACGGTCTTGTAATCCCAAAAGGTCGTCTGGCGTTTCTTTGCCAGATCAAGAGGGTCGCCCTCTGTTCCTGCGCTCTTGGGGTAGCGGTCGATCTCGTCCGCCAGCAGCACTTTGATGGGGCGGCTGGCAAGGCTCGACGGGCTGTTTGCGCCAACAATGGTGATGTGCCCGCCGGGGAAGTTCTTCTTCATGACGGTATTTCCAGCGTACCGGCTTTTGGTATCCACCAGACCGGTAAGCCGGGGCGTGTCCCGGATCATGGGAGCGATACGGTCTTTTGAGAGCGTCTGCCCCATGTCAAGGGTAGGCTGCATACACATCACCGGGCAGGGTGCATAGTCCATGTAGTAGCCCAGCGGGTTCAGAATGAAAGCATCCGTCTTTCCGATCTGCGCCGCCGACATGACGACGACAGAACGGACGTGAGGATCACCGATGGCATCCATGATAGCCCGCTGATACGGGGCTTTCTCGGTGTGCCACCGCCCCGGTTCTGCGCTGGATTCTGCGGACAACACCCGGTATCTGTCCGCCCACTGGCTGACTGTCAGGGGCGGCGGCGGGCGTAGTTTGCTTAGAACCTCGGCGAACAGTTCCACGGTCTGCGGTTCAAGTTTCACGATCCGTTTTTTCTTCACGTTTCGGTTCACCTCTTACGCAGGCTGGGAACATACACAGGATCAGCCTTTGGTGGATGCGTTTGCCCCACGGGCAGTGCTTGCAAGCGCCGCCGGGCTTATCCGGTTTCTTCTCCGTCTTGTTCATCTTCTTCATCATCCTTTGGCGGCTGCAACGCCACCTGATAATTAGAAAATTCCTCCATGATCTCATAGAGGGAACTTTGCAATAAGTCCATGATCTTGCCCTCATCACCGTCCAGCTTGGCAATGTTTGCAGCCAACTTGTTGGGCAGGGCAAGGAGCCTTGAGCGCAGGTTCATAACAACGGTGGTCATGCCAACCGTGATGTCAGATTTCCGGTACAGTTCCCCATTGCGAACTTTATTCTCGGTTTCGGCGGCGATCCGTTTTTCCTTGGTCAGCTTCGCCCGTTCCTCGTTGAGGTCAGCTTTGCCGCCCTCGTCGCCCCGCAGGTAGTTGATGTACCGTCGGACGCTGGAACGCAGGTCGTAAAGGCCGGGGGCCTTTTCTTCCAGCACGCCCTCGTCTCGGAGCTGCCGCACCCGGCGTTCGGACAGGTCGAGATACTGTGCAACGATCTTAGTCGTGTACAGTTTCATCCTCTGTCCCTCCCTCCGGGTCTACATCCACCTCACCGGTCGCCCGCATCTTTGCAATGTCAAGGCGTTCCAGTTCCAGAGCGTACCGTTTTTCAAATTCTTCCTGCTGACGGATTTGTGTGGTCAGGGAAATAATTCTGCCGGAGACCTTGTTCAGGGCCTCCCGCAGCTGGGTCACTCGAACAAAGGCACTGTCCTTGTTATCCATGACCATCTTCTGCACAGCTCCGTCCGCCTGCTTCCCGTCTTTGTCCTTTCCCGGTTTTCGCATATCGGTGATGGATGCAGTGAACAGCTTTTCCGGGTCGCAGCTTTCATACTCTGCGATCCGTTCCATGATGTGCCGCTGCTGAATCCGAAGCAGCTTCAACTCATAAATGTTGTTCTCGTTTGCACCGGTCGGCATTTGATCCAGCCAGTCCCGTTCCTCTTGGTTCAAACGTTCAAGGTGAACCGTGCTATATGCACCGTCCTTCTCTGCGTTGGTGTTTCCGTTCGGCGCACCGCCGCCGGGATTGCCCTTGGCATTCCTCTTGCCCCGGCTGTTTTTGTTTCCGGGCTGTCCCCCGCGCTTGCGCTCCACCGCATCGTCCCATTGGTCAATGCGTTTCCAGTTGCGGACGGTTCCGTATGTCACGCCCAGCTTTTCGGCAAGGTCTTTGAGATTTACTTTCTCGCCCGACCGCCGCCGCTTGATGTACTCAGCCTTGGCGGTGTCGCGCTTGTCGTTCCGCTTCGGCATCCGGCATCACTCCTGCACCCCGTTTCCAAAATACACGCAAAAGAAAAAGCCCCACGACGGAATGTCATGGAGCTTCGCACCTATCACTGTACCGATTATAGCAGGAAAAAGGCATCACGATACATCATTTTGAAAATTTTCTTCAAAAAATCCCCCTAAATTTTTTCAGACCCCCTTCTGGGGAAGGGCAAAAATCCGTTTATACCTAGAAAATTTTCGGGCTTTCGGACCCGTGAATGGAAGAAATTTCCTTCCCAGTACCTTGCCAGTGGCCCGAAAAATGGTAGAAAATGGTATAAACGACCGAAAAATTGGACATTTTCCGCCGTCAAAATTCCGGAAAAATCAGCGGCAAAACCCCGGCGGCGGTGTCCTTTAAGGTATCGCGGGGCGGGCGGTGTGGTGTCATTCTGTCACCGGTTCAGCGCCGCGCCGGTGTGCGGGGCGCTGTCCGCATCGGGGCGGCGCGGTGTGGCGTGGCGGGCGCGGCGGTGTGCGGTGTGGTGTGTGGGCGGCGCTGTCCTCTCCTATATAGCTATGTAGGGCGGGCGCGGTGCTGTCCTCATCGGGGCGGCGCGTGGT